AATGAACCTGAAACTCTGCGCTCGTTCCGAGAACAATGCCATGGTTCAGCCGCTCCAAGCAGGTCTTAATCATCTTGTCGATATGAGGCACAAGCATGGAGCCGGACTGAACAGCAATGAACTTTTGCAGCGTATAGCTCTCAAGGCACGTTTCCAGAATCAAGCGGTTCATGACGGTGAGGCCGTCGCGATATGGAATGGAATAGACGATAATGTCGCACTGGGTCAAACGGTTGTTTAGGTAGATATCAAACTCTTTTGCCATATGCGACCGTGCCTCCTACTTACGCCGGATTCTGTGCCAGCAGCTTCAGATACCCAGACTTGATTGTCATGATGGTTGCCGTCTCAACGCTTCTTGGCGTAGACAGTTCACCGAACATCAGCAGATTGCCGTCATCCGTGGTGGGGGAGTCATAAATCACATAGTGTGTGATGGTGCCCCAGTTGGCGGTGGACTCGTCGAAGTTAATATCCTGCTCATTGGAGACCAGACCGTCAACGGGTTCGCTCAGATTGGTCAGCAGCAGGCGCTGATAACCGGCATCGGTGGAGGGTTCGTTCACGCCGGAGCCGTCAATAGCCGGAGTGGAAGAACTCAGGCCGATGTAATACTGCGCAGGGATGGTAGGACTCTCCTTGGTGTGGAACAGATTGCCCGCCACGCAGTTCAGGAAATATGTGGTATTCATATCTTCGTTTCCTCCTCAATCGAAATAGGCAAAATAATAGCCAGTTGCGTGGCAACTGGTTACTGAATGAAGCCCTTATTGATGTTGTTCACGATATACAAGAGACCCTGCTTGGGAATCTCAACGTCACCGCCGATATCCTGGATTTGGATTTGATAGATGTATTTCCCCGACAATCCAACCGTTTCCTTCGGTTCAAGGGTGACTGTCAACACATTGTTGATGGTAGTGTCCTCGTTGAAAATAGCCTCCATCGGCTTCGTCAGAATTGGCGTTCCCATCTTGTTTGTGAAGCTGACGATAGCAAAGTTTGCGGCGCAGCCTGTCAAACTGAAAGGGCGGTGGTTCTTGTAGAAGTAGACGTTGAACATAAGGTCTTGCGTCTCGCCGCCAACAAAGTCGATGGTAGGCAATGTATATGGGGTAAGCATAGCCACACCGGGCATATACATCACCTGCCTTTCTTCGTGTTATTTGCCCTTTGCCTTCTCCGCAGCCTTCTGAACGATATCGGCGCCGTCCAACATACCCAGGACTTCCTCGATAACGTTGATACTGCCGCTCAGATTGGCGAGATTCTGCTTCCCGCTCACGGGGATAGTGTTCAGCGCATTGACTGCGGCAATCAGCCGCTGCATGATTTCGTCTTTCATGTTCAATCTCCTTTAGCTCATAAAATTCAACTTTGATTCAAGCTCTACAATCCGGCTGTTGAGTTCGTCAACAGTGCGGTAGAGCTTTTGAATCATAAAGGTGTTCAGTGCAATGAAGTTCTCGTACCGCAGGTAGCACTGGTCTTCATACTCCCCATGCACATCGTTCAGTCCGGCGGAACGGACGAATCCGGCAAAGTCGCTTGTGCTCATACCGGAATCCAGCAAAGCCCGCTCAACATCCTGGGCGACAAATCCAAGGTGGAACCTGCCGCTGTGGCCGTTATTCATGCGGTAGGGCGTAGGTTTCAGCCCAAGGAAGAACGAGCTGTACCCGTCCATGTCATAGGTGATGCTGTTCTTGATTCTGCGGTCAGAACCTCTCGCCATTTCCTCGCTGGAATAGCACCCATTCGCAGTGACGAAAATGTCGTTGCCGCCTGCGGTCATACGAGTGCCGCCATTTGTGGCGATAATATAGTTATTGGGGTCGGAACCATACATCATGGAGCCATATGTATAACGAATACCATCGTGCCCTCTCGCACAGCAGAAACCGCCGTAGCTGTTGCTAAGCGTAACCTGGGTGGCGTCAATGGTGCCAGCCCTAATGTAGTTCGCATTGATGTAGAGCCGGTTATTTGTGGAATCGCTGAAGATTCCAAACAAGGTGCCGTTGCTCGTCAGGATGTTGAAGATTTCCCGGTCAGTTACCGCCATATTCATGGCTTCCTGGATGGCGTCCCACGCAAGGTCATATGCTTGGTCTGCATAACTGTACGCAGAATCAGCACGGTTATAGGCATCGTTCGCATAGCTGTATGCGGAATTCTGCCACACGTTAGACTCCGAGACATTCGCCCAGTTAATAGAGGAACCCCACGCCATGGTGATGCTGCCTTTGACCGACACATTGCCGTATCTGTCCACAACAAAATTTCCGTTGCCCACGTTCAAACCGTTTAGGTTCAGGTAATCTGCTGTGAACTCATAGTTGCCGTTCATCATGGAGTTGCCGTACCTGTCCTGGAACGATGCGCCAGACACCACGCCTTTGAATGTGCCATTTTTGGCAAAGATATCACCGTTTTTCTTCACCCATAACGTAGCTCTTGCCGGATTAGTTGCTCCACTCCAGAAAGCATACAGGGAGTTGGTATTGGTGCCAGAGCCATTCATGGCGACATAGTTGCCTCCGCTCCCGGCATACAGGTAGTCATCCGCAATCGTAAATCCACCAATCTTACCGGAAGTGGCCTTCACGGCTCCACGGAAGTAGGCGCTGCCATCCCGAATATCCAGAAAGAAATTGGAGTTTACCGGCATACCATCGGAGTCGAATGTGATGTTCCCGCTGCTGTTGATAAAGGATGGAGTGACGGTCGTACCGCTGGTGGTGAAAAGGTTACCTTTTCCGGCCACAATTCCATAGTCCGGGTCGAGGATAATCTTGCCGCCAGTGACAGCACGGGCAGAGAACGCCGAGGCGTTCCCGCTTTGAAGGATGAATGTGGCGTTATAGAGCCAAGCCCCGGTCGCATCGACACGGAACTGCATAACCCCTCGGTCGTTGGTGTTCTCAATGATGAGGTTGTTGCCCACAATCAGCTTGCCGCCGATGACCTCCGCATTCACCCCGAAGTATTCTCCAATCTCAGGGGAAGCAAAATGCCCGATAGCCAGCTTGCAGGTGCCCCAGTTGTCATCCGACATGGCAATCATGCTGTCCACAATACGGATTTGATACTTGGAGTCCCCACCCACATGGATGCCAGCGCCGTTGATGATAACGCTCTGATTGGCTGCGGCCAGGATGGTGTTCTTTGCGGCATCCAGCGAATCGGACATAAACTTCGACACCATAGATGCCTGCCCGACAGTCTGATTGTAGATGTACTTGCTTGCGTCAAAGCTCCGGCTTGTGGAATAGCTGGACTCAATCATATCTTTCAAGGTATTCACGTTGTCATGACGCTTAAACCTATTGGAAAATACGATTGAAAACTGGTTCCGCTCCTCGAAGTCAAGCTCGAACTCAATGATATACGGGGTAATCGTGTATTTCCCCCGCCTGCCGCCCACGTTCAGATATACACCCTTGCCAAGTTCCAGTTGGTTTCGGAAGGGTGCGAACTCCTGCGCAAAAATGAAGTTTGCAGAACTCACCGAGAACTCATAGGTCGGCGTTGCCACATCGTCGAGCGTATCCACCGCCCACTCATACAGCTCCATCTCGACCGAATACCGCTGATAGTCGCTGACATTCGCCGTTAAATACATAGAACCGGACGCATTGAAGCTGAGGGCTGTCCCCTCGTCTGTCGTGATGTAGATATCCTCTCCCAGGTCTGTCGGGTATCTCGTGGTCGTGGGGCTAACATTGGTCGAAAAGCCGGACAATGTCCCGGACATCGTGACCATGCCGCTTGCCGCCGTTTTGTTGTTCACACGAAGCGTTCCTGCATAGAAGCTCAGAACATAGCTGTTTCCGCCTACTTCGAGCGTACCACGGATGATGTCGCCAGAGATAGCGTTAGAACCGGATAGAGAGAACGTGCCGCCGGACATCGTATACATCCTCTTGCCAAATTGGGCGCTCAGGTCGATGCCGGAGATATCCGAGCCGGATACAGCCAGCCTGTTGTTTGACAGGGGATAGGACTGCCCGGAAACTGTGGTGTCCACATCCGTTGCAACAAATGTGTTCTCTGTGATGTCCTGCTCAATGAAAAAATTAGAGAGCTCCCGATATTCAGCCTCTGTGAAGTAGTTGGAGATGGAGAGCTCGTTTGCGATGGCCTGAATCTGCCCCGCATAGGAAGACGGAACAGTCGGGTCGAGCTCCCGCTCAATAGAGGCGATGGTACTCTCCTGCGCCCTGACCTCGTTGGTCTTGGCAGCAATTTTTCTGTTGATGTCGTCCAGCAAAGACTGCTGGTATGTCTTTCCCGCAGACGTAATTTCCATAGCGTGCGCCTGAATGGTCACACTCTGCTGAGCGGTCAGTGTTTCAAGCTCGCCCTTCAAATCGGCAAGCGCGGCCTGGGCGGTCATCAGTCTTGCGGTTGCAGACGCACGAAGGCCGGTCAGGCCACGGTAGTATTCCTGCCGGTTCAGGATGCTTCGCTGCCACGATACCCACTTGGAGGCCAGAGGCTCCCGGATGTCCCCGTTGGCAATAAAGTATGACAGGTCGTAAATCCAGTTGGTTCCAATGGGATTCACATTGCGGATGCTCAGCTCATCCGAACCATAAGGCCGAATCGCCGTGACCAGCTCGTCACTCTTCTCCTCGATGCCAAGAGACTCAATCAGGTTGTCAAAGTCCAGATAGATGGGCAGCGTGGGCCGCTCTTCGTCCGCATCGTAAACATTGATGGTCTTCTTATAGGTGTCGAATACAAACACACACCGGTACTTTTCGGGGGCGTGGTTGTACATAAACGAGAGCAGATAGTCGTCGTACTGGTCAAATGTTCGATACTTGCCAATCAGAGACGGGGAGACATACCCGACGCTCCATCCGATAGCCACCTCCAGAATCCGGCCAAGCACGGTATCGGTTGGGGAGCCAGGATTCCAGAAGTTGAATGTGCCTTCTTCCAGAAACAGCTTCTTACTCTCCAAGGTCTTCTCATAAGAGTAGCCCTTGACGTGCTTGACCTCCATGATGCCGTCGGCTTCGGTCTCCGGGTTCATCGTCTCGTATACGCCGTAACACTTGGTATAGATTTGCTTGTACCCGGTCACATCGTCATAGAGTGGGTTCGGTTCGCCGTCGATAACCGCAGGAATATCGAAAGAGATTTCGCTGGGTTCGGAGAACTTGATGTTCAGCTTGAGATTGTGGACACCGGGGATGATACCGACCATCTTGTCGCCAAGGGTTTTCAGCACAAGCTGGGGCGTCTCCGGCAGACCATTAACGTCAAACTCCAGTTTGGAGTAATCAAGATACATTTCGTTCCCTCCCTTTACCCTGCGACGTTATACAGCAATCGGCCAGAGATAATCAGCGGCCCCTTCCCGGTCACGGTCAGGTTGTTATCTCCGTGAACAAACCGGAAGAAATTCAGATTGAATCCGTCATACAGATTGACATTAGACGTGGTATCCTGGATGATGCCATTGTCGTTGTCAATCACCGCCGTAATGGACGATGGGATTCCAGTCAACTTGAACTCCCGGTCGTTGTCGTTGTGGTTTACAATACTCAAAGTACCGCCGGAAGTGGGCACATAGGTAAGTATTGGCTTGACATACTCCCGGACGGAGCTGTCGTTTCGGAACAGGATGTCTGCCGTTCCATTGATATCATACCTGTATTCAAACGGAAATCCGTAAGCATACGGGCAGTCACACACAACCGTTGCCTCAAACGCATAGGGAATCCATCCGTCTGTGATGGGCTGCAACTGTGTGATAAGGCATCTGAATTGCACCCGCTCCAAGTCGGGTTGGTCGATAGAGAGCCATTGGTAATCCTGATGGCCGGTCAGCCAAAAGGCGATGTTCTCCATCTCATATCTGTCCAGCGGTTCCAGCGACCCGAACACCAACTTGAATTGTAGCGGGGAGCTGTGATAGTTGACGCCATAGTGGATGGGCCGGATACGGTTGTTCGTTCGGGTCTCAACAATTTTTGCGATATTCCCAAACGGGACATCGCTCTGCGTATGACTGCCGATGTCGTAAATCATCAGACCGTACATGAGCGAAGATTCGCCCGCAAAAGAAAACTCATAACTATTGAACAGCTTCCTCACTTCCTCTCCGTTTGAAATAGCGTAGAGGGAGGCTCTTGCGGCCTCCCTCTAAACGCTTATCGTTTGATGTTGAGCTGGTCAAGCAGCTCGTTGGCCTGCTGCCGGGTGATGGCACGGTGCTTCTCCACGGTCTCCTCATTGGTGCCGGTGATATAGGTGTCACCGAACTCAATACGAATCTCGTGGTTGTCAGAGATGTTGGCCGGAACATCGGCCTTTGCATCTGTCAAGCCGCCAGTGCCCGCCAGAGTCTGCCGCATATCTGTGGACTTCATCAGTTCCGCGAACTTATCCGACAGCGTAGTGGCAAACTCGACCAGCCGGTACAACCCCTTCTCCTTCTGCTCATCCAGCACAGCTTCGCCCTTTTCGAGCACTGCCATGATTTCATTCTGCTTTAGGGTGGGGTTATCGCCAGCAATACCGCCCTTGTGGTAGATGTACTTGCGGTACTTATCGTAGAGCAGTTGACTGGAACCGTCCATATACCAAGTGCCGTTGTCACGGTGGGTCTTGACGCCATACTGGGAAAGCATCGTGCCGAGCTGCAAGTTACGGTTATCAAGCCATTTCTTGCGCTCCTGGGTGGCTGTGTGATGCTCTTGGCTGTTGGCGTACATCTCCTTGATAATGGCGTGGATAGAGTCCTCACTGGAGCTGGAGCTGTGATTGCCGGTGGTGCCGACGACCCTGTTGTTGGTGGTTCCGCCCGTGCTGGTAGTGCCACCACTGGTGGAGGCTGCGATATCAGCGTCGATGTTGTTGAGTGCGGAGACGTAGCTGCCATACCGCTGTGCAGCAGCTAAACAATTTTCCCATGCAGTAGTGATTTCAGAGTTGAGCACAGAACCATATTCTGTGTTCCATGCAATCAGCTCGTCATACAGCGTGTTCCAATGCTCCTCAATATAGGCAATGGCCATATCATACAACTTCTGATAGCTACTGATGGTCTCCTCCAAAGCCTTAATCTCGGCGTCTTTCTCGTTCTCATATGCCGTCTGCATATCGTCAAGCGCTTCCTTCTGCGCATCAACGGCATAATCAGACTGGTCGTCGGCAAGCTCCTTCTGAAGCTCCGCCATCTCTTCCTCCAGCTTGATTTTCTTTGCCTGCGCATCGCGGCTGTCATCCAGAGAGAGTGCGTTGATTTGTTCCTGGAGCTTGGCGATTTGCTTCACCTTATCTGCAACCTTATCCTCGTACTCAGCCTCCTTCTTGGCGGCGTCGAGAGCCTCTTTACGAAGGTCGATGATATCGGCATAGGCATCTTTCAGCCCCTCAAGTGCGTCAATCTGCTGCTGAATACGATGTTTCAGCATATCCATAACATACTTGAGAATGTCATCCAGACCAGCCTTCATATTCTCCAGTTCTTTCTTGAGGTTCTCGCTATACTCACCGGACACCTTGCCGATACCGGCCACCGTGGTATTTGCCAAATCCTCAATGGCCTGGATATTGTGAAGTGCCGCCGCATACTGGCTGTCGTTCAGGTCGCCCATGCTGTGCATAAGCTCCAGCTCCGCATAGGCAAGGCCGAATGTGGCGTCTGTAGCTTTGGTGGTTGCAAACAGCAGAGTGTCGAGGTTCTCGATAGCCCCCTCCTGAAGAGCGAGCCGGATGCGCTCCACATAGGTCAGGGCCTGCTCTGCGGCCAGTTGCCGAACCTTGGCCTCAATGACCCGGTTGATACTCTCTTCGTTGATGACCAACAAACCATTTTCATCTCGGAGGTACTGCATATACTGCGGGCCGAGCTCGATAATTTTCTGGAATGCGTCAACGGAAATAAAGCCGCCGTTGTCAGCAAACTCATCGGCGGCAGCCTTCAGCACATCAAAGACATTCTGAATCTCATCGACGGCATCGCTCGCCGTGGTGACCAGGTCTTTCAGATAGTCAATGACATTCTGCTTTGCCTTCTGAATCTCGGCGTTGAAATCCCGCAGAGAGTCCGCTCCCTCCTGGTTGGCGGCATTCAGGTCGTCCAGCGTATTGATGAGGTCTTCGGTGCTCTCGCGCAGCTCGTTGGTCTGCTCCTGCGTATCGCCCTCAAGCTCGTTGAGGTGCTCCATGTTGCGCACCATGAACTCATTGGTCTCAGAGTTGTAGTCAATCTCAAAACCAAGTGCCTCCAGCTCCTTGATGCCATTGCGGATGGTGTTGCTCCTCAAGGAATTCAGCACTTCAAGGGCGTCGATTTCGTCACGGTACACATTGATGAGCTGTTGGGTCAAAGCAATCTTTTCCCGTTCAGACCCGGCGTTTTCAATACCGGACTGCAAGGAACTCAGCCGAATCTGAATTGCCTCCAGCCGCTTTAGCGCCTCGTAGTAAGCATCAATATCGGCAAGATACTCCTCAAGCTCGTCCTTGTCCTCATCGCTCGTCTTCCCATTCCTTGAGGACGAACCACTTCCACCATAAAGAGATTTCAGGTCGAGACCCTTCATCTTCTCCAAGTTACTGATGATGGTCTGATTGGCGGTTATCTGGTCTGTGAGCGTTTGAACTCTCTTTTCGATGTTGTCCTTGTATTCGGCAGACCAGTCGTCAACCGACTTCCCGTCAATGGTGTAGTCTCCCTCAATCTGCGTCTCAATCGTGACGTTACCGACAGACACCTGCCCAAGGTTCTGGATACCGTCGGTCAGGCCAACGAAGCTGGTATCGCCCGAGAGCGCTTTTCCAATATTGGTTCCGATGTTAGACAGCAGCGTTTTCAGAGAGCTTCCTGCCCAACTCTTGAGTTTGGTAAGATACTGCGGGAAGGTCTTCAGCGCCCCGGTCAGGCCATCGGAGTGGCCCTCGATAATCATATCACCGAGCGCTCCCCAGATTGGTTTAGAGGAATCGACCTCATCGCCCTGCTGCTCCAGCATCTTCCCAAGCATTTCCTCGTTGACATCCAACACACCATCGCTGTATGTCACGAAGTTCTGTCCTTCAAGGTCATGCAACTCATTCAAAAGGCGCTGATATGCAGCCTCAGAGTCCAGCTTGCCATTGGCCTGAAGGTCTGCAATCTCCACGACCTTGTTCTTCTTCTCGTTCTCCAGCTCAATTTGTTTTTGGATAAGCTCATTGGTTGCGGTAAGCTCCGCAATTTTCGTGTCAATAAGCGCATCATATTCGGCCTCGTAGGAGCCGAGAACAGAGTTGAGAAGTTCCTGCTGATTGGAGATAGATGTGTCTGTGAAAAGGTCGGACGCTTTCAGGAGGTCTGGGTACTTCATGGCGAGCTTCGCCAGCTCCGCAACAGTCAGTGCCGTGCCGGACTGCAGCGTGTTCATAGCGCTTGCCACATCAGATACGCCGCTTTCAATGTCGCTCAGCCCATCGACTACGGAAGAGAAGTCCCAAACGTTAATCGTCTTAGACCAGTCAACATTGAGGTACTCCAGTTTCTCCTGAAGCTCCTCAAAGGTCATGCTGTTCTTGCTCGCAGAAATATTGTAATAAATCTGCAAGACCTCGCTGACAGAGAGATTGCTGACCTCGTCATCGAATTCGTCCTGCAACAAATTCTTTGCGTGCTGAACAGCCCTCTCAATATCATTGTTCAGAGCCGTGGAGTCTTCGTCAATACCGAGAGATGTGCGGATATAGAGCTGTAAATCCTCATCCTCTACATTATCAATCGCATCAAGAAGTTCCTTAACCTTGCGCTGGTACTCCTCAACAGACAACTCGCTACCGTCAACATCCAAACCAAGTTGGAGAGAAAATCCAGTATCAACGAGCTCCTGGATTTCCGGTGTAAATTTTTCGACAAACTCGTTGATTTCAACCTTGATTCGGTTGATTGCGTCTTCGTCGATAACCTTGCCGCCAAACCATCCCGCCTTTGTAATGTCGTCCACCCCAAAGGAGTTGACAAAGTCGGAAATGATTTCTCTCGCATTGGAGCTGAGGTCTGCGTACTGCTGGTTGCTCTCGGCCACAAGTTTCAGTTGGTCGGCAACATCTTTGTTGGCCTGGGCAAGCTCGCTCTGGACATCGGAGTATTCGCTGGCAGCGCTTTTGACCTCCTCGACCGCATTTACAAAGGCATCGCTGGATTCAAAACCGGCGGCTTCAAAGTCAATGCTGGGAAGAATCAGGCTGCGGCTGCTTCCGATATCTTCGGCAATTTGGTCGATATAGTCGTCAAAGAACCAGCCCGACTGCCAATATCCATGCTCGTTGAAATACTTCTCCAGCTCCTTATCGACGTTCTTAACGCCGAGCGCCTCCATGATTTGCCGCGCCAGGAACTCACCGCTCTCCATTTCTTTCGGAATATCCTTGCGCTCATTCACATTAAACAGTCTGTAAATGGCGTTCGTCAGGGAACTCTCTGTTTTGAGGGCGTCGCCAAACTCCAAGTCAGAGTAGGTCGCAACCGACCCAGCGACAGCGGTGGAGATATTGGAGGTCGTTGCCATGCGGCGCAGTTCATTCCGATACTCCTGCTCCTGCAATTCAATAGCCCGTTCCAGCAGGCTGTTCTTGTCTACGAGGTAGCCGTTCTCCTTGTCGTACCCCTCAATGAGTTCTGGCGAGATGCCGACAATCTGTTCGATAATCTCCTTATATCGCTCATAGTCGTTGGCTGACAGAGAGACATTACGGCCATATCGGTCAACCCCATCTGCCAAACGGACAAACTCCTCAGACAGTCCTTGCAGAGTCGTGATGTTGTCCTCGGCCTGTTCTTTGACAGCCCGGAAGGACTCTTTGAGCTCGTTGGAACTCTCAATCAGCTCTTCAGTCGATTTGTGAAGATTACGATAAACAGCTACTGCACCTGCAATAGCGGCAGCGGCAAGAACAAATACACCCATAGCTACCTGCGCAGAGGTCGCCGCAATACCGGCGGCGTTTAATGCTGTGGTGAGTCTACCGATAACCGTTGTGGATTGCCCATATACAGCGATTGCAGTAGTTGTGCTGGATGCCGAAGCCTTCATCATGGCGGAGAAAATCTGGACTGCAGAAATCAGCTTTGGGAATATACCAACCAATCCAGTGATAATCCCCTGAACTTTTGCGATTGCTCCGAAGATGGCCCCGCGAATTGCATCAGCCTTGATGATAGCGATAATGGCCGCTGTCTTCACCAAGACTCCATTCAGACCACCCAACACATCGGTCAAACGCATCAGTGTTTCCAAAACACCCAAGATGCCAGTTCCAAAGTCAATGATTCCGTTCAGGAAATCAGAAGAGAATGTTGTCTGGCTCAGACTCTGGAAGGCCGCTTTGAACTGATTGATGTGCGCGGTAACGCTATCTATATATGTTGCATAGGACTCCTGGAGGGTGCCTGCGCTGTTAGCCATATCCTCCATGGCCCCAGATGCTTCCTGGAACTGCTCCACCATAGAGAAAAACACAGACTGCTGGCGTACACCGGCGATGGCGTTAGCCAAAGCGGCCTGTTCCATGGTGTTCAGGTCGTTCCAAATGGCGGCAATATCGGCGACGATATCATATGTACTTCTGAACTCTCCGTTAATATCAGTCAGAGCGACGTGATACTTCGTCAATGCCGCAACAAGCTCGCCATATTGTGCCTCAGTCATAGATTCGCCGAGTTCGTCAAGCTCAGTTGTTGTGCTGCGCAGACGGGCGGCAATCGTCCTCAAACCTGTGGAAGACTTTGATGCGTTCTGAATGGTAGTGTTTGCCGCTGTCAGCAAGGCCACAGACTGGTCGAATGTATTGCCAGCAGCAGCCAAAGCAGAAGATGCGTTGTTCATGCCCTCAGCAATCTGGGACACGGAAATGGGGAAATTGTTACCCGTGATGACCAACTTGTCCATAATGGATTCAATCTCGTCAACACTTACTCCAAACGCTTTGACGATAGCTGTGATAGCGTCCTGCGCATCGGACACATCAATATCGCCGACGTTCTGCAGCATAGCCGTAAATTCTGCGAGAGCGGTTGATTCTTCAAGAGAGTAGCCCAAACGGGCAAATGTCGTTGTGGAGTCAACCAGGTCTGGAACCGCCGAGCCAATCTTGGTAGCAATCTGAGTAATCTTTCCCAGATATTCCTCATAGGCTTTCGATGTGTCACGGGTGACAATCTTGAGCTGGGTCATTGCATCGTCCAGCTCGATGGTTGCAGACACCATCCGCCGGATAGACCGAACGCCAAGCATAATAACCTGAGACACGCTGAGCCATGCGCTGAACTTCTGCGCAAGACTTCCCAGGCGGGCGCTCAGGGTTCTCATGTTTTCGCCCGTGCCCTTGATTGCGTTCGAGTTTGCAGAGAAAGAAGCCTGAAGCTCACTCAACCTCTTGCGGAACTCCTCTACTGAAATCTTGTTACTCTCAAGCTGATGCTTCAGCTCCTTCAGGCTTGCAATATCGGACTGAATACTCGCATAATTCTTGCTGGACGAGCCAGTCTGTGCGGCAGCCCAATCTCGTTCCGCTTTTTCCATTTGAGTAAGAAGCGTAAGTCCCGCTCTCAAAGCGGAATTCTTTTGCTCCTGAGAGGCTGTCGCCTTATTATCTGCGCTAACCTTCCTACGCTCGGTTTCCTCTGCCGTTCGAGCTGCGGCCTCCCTTGTGGCACGTTCTGTATTGATGCGGTCAATGTTGGTTAGGATAGCAGCACCTTCGGCTTCGATTGCAGCCCTCTGGTCGGTCGGAATGGCCTTTTTGGCCGCCCGTACCTTCTCAATTTCGATTGCCCACTTCTCATAACGGGCAGCAATCTCAGCAACCTGGGCCTTTTCCTCTTCGGTTGTGGCGCTCTTGCCCAGCGCATCAATCGACTTCTTAACGGTGTTCTTTTGACCGCCAAGAGCCTCCATCTGAACCTTGAATTCGGCAATCTTTCTCGACGCTTCGTCAGCGTCAGTGCCGGTCTTTTTGATTGCGTCTTGTGCGTCTTTGAGCTTGCTCTTAATTTCGCCGATTCCGGCAGCGGAAATTGTAATTTGCGTCCCTGTTGAGAGCCCAACCGTGTTGACGACGGCAGCCAACTGTTTCTTGAAGTCACTAACAGCGGCGGGGCTCAGCTTGAGGGTAGATATCTGCGCAGAGAACTTGCCGCTTGCGCTAATCTGGTCCAACTTCTGTTGAAGCTGGCCGCTCCAAGACCTTCCCCCTCCAGATGCAGTGTCGATTCCAACCTTGACCTTGAGTGGAGTCTTGTTCAGCTCGGCCATAATCTGTGTAAGCTGAGTCTGAATCAGCTTTCCGCTGTCTCCGCTCAGAGAGCCTTCGCCCAATACACCAAACAGAAGGGAAATATCTGCATTCGCCATCGTTTCTCACCGTCCTTTAAGTTGAAGAAAAGGCTTGGCACAAAGCCAAGCCTTTCATTTTTGTGTTATTGTATTGAATCCACAATCCGTTTCTGCTAATATCTGTATGAACACCAATAATCACACCCAAGGAGGATATAAGATGGCATTATTCAACTGTCCAAACTGCGGTAAGGAAATCAGCGATAGGGGTGCGATATGTCCGTACTGCAGAAATTGGATTGACACCGAAGCCTACCGTCAAATAAGTTCACAGAAAAAGCAGGAGTTGATGGAAGAGGGAGAGCGGGAATATAGACAGACCGCCGAATACAAGCGCCAAAAACAGAAGGAGGAAAAACTTGCAAAGCTCCCGCCGTGCCCGCTCTGTGGCTCCAAAGAAAACGTAAAGCGGATTGGAACGCTTAATAGGGCTGTATCTGTATGTGCTTGGGGACTGGCGTCTTCCAAAATCGGGAAGGCATACGAATGCACATCCTGTAAGCACCGCTGGTAACTTTCCCGGACAGACTTATTGGTATATTGCCCCCTCAGTAGCAGTCACGCCATACACTGCACCATAGCTTGTGTTGAAATCCATGACGGCCTGCTGGATAAAATGCAAAGCCTCTCGTTCTTTTTTGCTTCGTGTCCATGCGAAATCATTGTCATATCCGCTTCTGAGGACACCATCTCCAGTAGCATGATGCCCGTTCCACCAGCCATATGTATAGTCTTTTGCGTTAGCGCCATTGTTGAAGAGGGCGATAATATTGTTGATACCTTCGCCAGTGTATCCGCCGAATTTCCCTCCGTAATAGTCCGAACCATCTTCCAGAGAATCACGGTGTAGGTCATCCTCAAAATATATATATATGACCGTAGCGCCGTCGTTCAGCTTAACTGGAGCGGAACATTTCAGGCTGTCAAAATGCTTCATAACAGACTCTGGAAGGTTGTAGCTGGCGGCAGTGGTCTTCATCATATGGATGAGTTTCGACGCCGCCTCCAACATCATCTTTTCGGTTATCAGCTTGTCCCCGGCTCCCGTAGAAGTCCGACCTTCCTTTTCGTACTTTTCAAGGCACGCCTTCATACGTCTTTTCCCCTCCGGGGACTCGCTGAATGCCTTTGCTTTACTCATGATGGAACTCATGTTGATATTCATGTAGCGTCCGATTCCTTTGTCACAGGCCCGTCATGTCCAGCCGCAGCGGCTTCTTCAGCAACCCGCTCAGCCGTCTTCTGCTCCAGATACGCTTCGACAATCTTCTTTTCATCCAGGCCATGCTCGGTGATGGCGCTCATCAGAGCGGCCAGGTCGTTCTGAGAAAGCCCACCAAAGACATCTTTGGTGCTGTTGCTCATCTCTTCCATGGTCTCCAGAACAGCGTTAATGCGCTCCTGAATCAGATTCGCCTTGCTGTCGCAAAGGAACCGAATCTTGTCGTTGATGGAGTTGACGATTTCCTGCAACTGAGTGGTGTCGATGACGGCGCAGACAGCATCCACCGCATCCGTGCCATAGACCATCTGGTAGCGGTGCTCCAGGTTATCCGGCACAGAGAAGTTGGCGTAACGGGTCAGGATGTTACTCTTGATGGCGAAGTCTTTGACCTCCGGCATATATCCCAACTCATCGTGGAAGCAACTGCCGACAACCTCGTCAACAAAGCTCAGCATCTCCTTGAGAGAGAGGGTACGCTTCACACGCACCTCGGCCTCGTGCCACTGGATGGTGGCCTCATTCTGAAAATGCTCCTTCACAATCTTGTCGAACAGAGCAATAGATACTTTCTTTTCAGTCTTTGCCATTTGTGGTATCCTCCTTTTTATCCTGTTTGATGTAGACATCAATTACTGTTCGTGGATGTTTGGTATCGACAAAGCATCGCATAGTCAGTTTGGAAATGTGCTCGCTATCGTCGTCTACAATAAATCCACTCTCGACCAATCCGTCCAGAATGAACTTGGGACAGCTATTGTCCACGTCATGCCTGCGATGGTTCGGATAATATGTAGAAAAACTCAAGTCGCATTTTTCAATGCGTAGGTTAGAATAACCTTGGTTGTCAACGAACCAAACGATGAAGTCTTTCCACCGTTGCTTCAACGCATTCATAGGAGCCCTTTTCATAATCATCCAGACGTTGATGGACTCATGATAGGGGCGTGCTATCGGTTTCTTCTTTGCTCTTGTGTGAATAGAAAAGTAATGCTTCTCATATTCCTCCAGAGTGCGGTCGTCTATGACCATTCTGATACGCTGCATATACACCTCCGAAAGGAAACGGGGAGGGCGGATTACTCCACCCTCCCACTTGGTTACTCGTTTTCCACAGGCGTCTCGGCAGGTGCCTCAGCCGGAGCCTGATTTTCGGGCTCAGCCACCGGCTCATCTGCCGGTTTGGCCGCCTCCGCTGCGGGAGCCGCCCTGCGTCTTGTCTTGCTGGCCTTAGACGCAGGAGGGGCAGGATTGCGGGCTTCTGTCACTTGGCGCAGATACTCAGCGCCGCACTCTGGGGAGCACGCGACCTCCTGCCAACGGAACACACCTGCGGCTTTACTCATAGTGCGGCAGGCTGCATAGCTTTTGCCGCACACACGGCACGTCTTTACCGCAGTTG